CTCGTGGGGAGCCCAACTGCCAAGTTACACCCAAACCTTCGGAACTCACCTTTAGCGCAATCTGACGCGCCCGAACCCGCATAAATATCTGCTCGGTGTATTGATCTACCGGCGACTCAATTACCGCCTTGAAGTCATCAGGAATGTTGTAGACCGAGCCAGGGAAGTTACGGGCACGCAAAGCAAATGTAAGCTCTGGGGCGTTAGCTGTTGATCCTGCAAAATTGACGTCGGGGATAATTCGCTTAGTCAACACAAAGTTTTCCCCATCATCCAAGTCCATATCCGAAGACTGGATGTAAGCTGCAAGGGGTGCGCCGTTAGCGTCTATGCCGTACTCATGGTTAAAGAGAAGGTTTTCGTAGCCCGCAGCCTGTGGGTAGTCACGTAAAGCGCTGTCAAGCCATGCCGTACGAGCGATATCCCCGTAGTACCAAATCTGTTCCATGTAGTTAAACACAACATATTTATCATTAAACTCAGAGTTGGCGCTGGGGTAGAACCACCATATTTCGTTGTATCCCTCGTTGGTGCCACATACGACTTGATCTACCTGAGAATAGTTTATGTTGAAAAACACATGATTCCGCAGGGTACAGGGTAGTGTTTGCACGCGCCCGTCGTAGAAGTAAAACTTGTCCTGACCCATCCAGTACGTCACGTTGTTAGCGGAAATAACCGCACGGGGGCCAATAATCGAGATGTTGTCGGCGTACTCTTGCAGGCCAAACACATCCGTCGTGCCAAGGAACTGCAACGAGTAAAGGCTAGATTCCGTCCACACCAAAATCTCCTGCCGAGTAGCTAAGGCACGAACAATCTGAGAACCTCGTGACACCCGTAAGAATCCAGCAGAATTAGTTACAAGGGGTGTCCATACGTTAGGTTGATCCTGATCTGCCCAGCGAATAAGTAGGGGGTCAAAGTCACCACCACCGTATGGGGTGCACCCAAAGGCTAATAAGTGTTTATCGTTTTGGGAGACCAGCACCTGCATGGCAGAAGTAGGTACGTCAGCAGGCGCAATAGAATTAATTGTGGTGGCAGACAAAAGAGTAGCCCTAGCAGTCAACGCGATACTTGCGGAGGCCGCGCCGCGCTCCCAGTAATAAATTGCCCCATTACGAATGTTCATTACTAGGTCGTTACTAAACTGATCGAACCACCAGTCGCGCTGACGAATAGCAATAGGTACACCGTTGGCCGTATTACCCCAAACTCCACTACCCCAAGCACCACTACTCCAGCCGTAACCATAGGTAGTTCGGTCAGGCCCTACGTCAATCTCAAAGCTAACCGTAATTGCTGTGCCACCACCCGAGGTAGTAGAGGTAGCTGCCGTAGAAACGACAATCTTAAATTGGCCCGAGCTAACAACTTCAGTAATCTTGTGGGTTCCGTTTAGTACGGATGCTGCTATACCACCCACAGCGGCGGCACCGGAGATGTCCACGTAATTACCTAAAACCGCATTAGAGCTGGTAACTGTAATTGTTACTGTAGTAGACCCATTAGTTGTTGCAATGCAGTTATCTGTAGCGGGAGTAGTAAATGTAGGACTAGCAGCCCGCAAAGGAGTTATGTCGTAGTAAGTACCTGCTACTTCAATATAGACTTTTTCGTTGGTCCCCATCGCCAACAGGTTGTCACTATAACTAGTGATCCAGCCAAACATCTGGCGGCACGTGCCCAAGAACGTAGTAAACGTAGCGGCAAGCCAGCCGCCTATCTTCTGGGGATAACCAGAACGAAAACGAATCTTGTCGCACGCAAACCAGCCACCCTCGTTGGAGTAGTTGGTCTGGTCTCGGTTTACACCGGGTCTGAATTGAAGTTTTAGAAAGGCCATTTTAGGCTACCAGTCCGGGCAGATACACTGTTTTACCGTTCTGTTTAGTGGCAGTCAAGACCTGCTTTTTGAGGTTTTGCGGGTCGTACGAGACGTGGACCCAGCCGCTGTCGGGGATGCCCGGCGTGTAGAATTCGAGGATGACTTGCGTGAAGTTGAGGTTTTCCGTGATCCACTTTGCGAGGTCCGCGTTTGCGACGCCCGGGATTTCGATGTCTGCCGCTTGGCCTTTGCAGTGGTCCGAGGTTTTGGAGCCTCCGACTTTGGCGTTGACTTCGGGGTGCCGGAAGCCGGAGTTGACCTTAACGCCCTTTGCGAAGTGATCTCTAACAGGCTGAAGAACCTGTTCAGCCAATCTTTTAAGGTTTTCAATTTCTGTCTCCCCCGGAGTGTTATCCATGTCATGACGCAGTGCAGTCTCAGATTTGACCATCTCGGCCAAAGAGAAGTTATTTGTTAGCTGCATCTTTCTTTCCCTTCATGTCAATGATCTTTTCCAACGTCCGGCCACCAAAATAAAAGGACATGATCAGCATCCCCCACTGGCCGAGCAGCTCAACATAGGGCTGGTTTACCTCTACGTCCCAGGCTGACATAAGACCAAAAGCTGTATAGACCAACAAAATAAATACAAGGGTCATAGGACGGATGTTTTTGGAGAGCCAAGAGTCCGACTTCATGTCGGCTTCCATCCGCTTGGTCAGGTTATCTTGCTCATTCATGTCTGCCTGAAGCTGAGCCAATTCACCCCTTTGCTGCATTTCCATGAGGGCAGCTTGGGCCTTGGCCTTGGCTTCTGGGTCAGGAATTACTTTGTCGAGGATTTTGCCCCCGACCTCTAACAGCGCTCCAATAGGAATCATGTCTCCCCCTTGTCTTTGTCGGCTACTTCTTCGCCCACCGTCTTAGCCACCTTGCGACCCGCAATGCCACCGAGAGTACCGATAGACATGTACGCAACAGCTTTAAGAATTTCCAAGAAAATAGAATCAATTGGCGCCAGCTCCATAGCCTGTTCTTCGAAGGTCACGGCCCACAGAATGCCCAGCGTAATAGCTGTCAGCATGACCATGATGCTTATAACGATAAAGGCCCAGACCCGTACCTCAACTTCTTCAGCGGTCATACGACTCATCACCACACCCCCATGAACTTAAATGCTCCGTAAATGACTGCGGAGATTACTAACAAAATGCCCCACTCTCGGCGGGACTCCTTTTGCTTCTTGTAAAACTCGTCGTGCAACTCCCGGTGGTCTTTCCGCAACTGCACAACCAAAGCCTTTACCTCTGATACCGCCCGACTGCCAAATTCTTTTTCGACTTCCTTGTACATAGCCGCTTCGGCTTCCCGCATCTTGCGGATAATGTCCCACTCTTGCCTAGCGTCTACCCAAACCGTATCCCCCCGACGTTGCAGCTCCTGCTGACGTTTCTTCCACTGAACCCGAGCTTTCGCCTCCTCGTCCAGAAAGGCGTTGACTTCCTTGGCTGTTTCCTTGATCTCCCGGCCAGCCTTGATCGCCTCTTTTATCCCACCTAAAGCGGAACGGACGGCCTGTGATGGGTCTGTCGGGTCGGGTAACTGCGTCATCTACCAGCTCCATAATAAAGGGGACACTGAAAGACAGATTAGCAGGAGACCTAGAAAAGTAAATGTCCAAAGGCCCATTATGAATAACTAGCTAAGGCCAACACGCCACGACTAGCAGTCTTGCTATAAGTAACAGTTACAGACCCACTAGACGCAAGTGCCCCCTTACCTCCGTATGATATGTTTTGAGTTGTACCTTCTTGGTAGTCCACTCCCGAAAGCCCACTAGAGAAGGTAATTGTTGTACTGTTTTCGGTACAAGCAGCGACAGCGATTAGCGGGGCGGTAGAGGATACAAGACCTACTGAAGTACTTTGTGTTGTTATGCTTGTATTTTCTACGCTCGAAGTAGCATACGAACTAGTTGCACCCGGCACGTTATAGACAATAATTGAGCACCCGCCAGCTGTTTTAGACAGGTTAACCACCACACTGCCAGAGGAAGTACCACCCGAAACAGCGGCAGAAGCAATATATACGTTAGGTTGCTGGGTGCCTGTAGACGTTTCTTGTACGTTAATTGATGCGCTTACCCCACCAATTGTGGCGCTAGATAGAGCAACGGCGGTAGAAGATGTACTTGTATTCTTAGCAATAATAGCTACTACAACTAATCGTGACCCACTTGCAGTACCAAACGACGTGCCACTAAACGTATACGAAGCTAAATTATTAGAATCCCATGAAGTTGCCGTCACGTACGCTAAAGAATACGGAGCATCTGGTCCGGTACCATAGAACTCATTAAAGTTAATGTTAGAGGACGAAAACGACCCAGAGGTGCCGTTGGCCTTGTACCAAGCCTGTCCTCGATAAGCGTTTAGGTCTGTACCGTCACCAAAAACCCCATTAATATCGTTTAGGGATATGGCGCCAGATGTCTGCAGGTAGGTGGGCATTATTTAGCCTCCAGTTCCTTAACTCGTGCAGACAACTCTTTAATGGCGGCAAAGGCCAAGGCCACTAACTTTTCGTAATCCACGGCTAAAGTTCCGTCTGTACGGGTACGCACAGCAACCGGGAAGACTTCCTTAACATCTTGAGCGATAACACCGAAGTCAGACTTTTGGATGAAATACCCATCTTCACCACCGCTCTTACGGATGTACTCGTCCTTCCAGTCAAACGTCTTACCACCGATGGCGTTCACCTTGTCGGTAGCACCTTCAATATCCTTGACGTTATCTTTCAGTCGTAGGTCAGATGAGTAATAAGCAGTGATGTTGCCAGTAGACCGCACCTCACCAAACTGCACTGTGGCGCTGGTGTCGATAGCTTGGGGTAGGGAGAGCGTTATGGTTCCGGACGATGTGATGGGGGAACCAGACACCGTGATGGTTGAGGACGAAATGCCCACTGAACTAACCGTACCACCACCCCCGCCAGATACAGCAGCCCAAGTAAAGGCCGACCCGTCCCACTTAAGGAATGTATCCGTTACCGTCGGAGCAAGGATATAAGAAGTTGTAGCCGCACCTGTGTTGTACAGAATCCGGTTTGCCGAACCACCAGCTACGTTAGTGGCAACAGATACTGCGGTTGAACCGATGGTGCTGACAATATCCGCAGCCGAAGCAGTTGAGATAGCACTTGTACCGTTACCCCGCAGGATGCCGCCCGAAGCCAATGTAGTTGCACCTGTACCGCCGCTAGATACCGGCAAGGTTGTAGACAGCGCGATGGAGCCAACAGCCAGATCAGGAATATATGTAACCGCAGAAGTTACATTTGTACCGTCCGTGTATACAAGCGCGGTTTTGCCATTAGGCACCGTAATCCCAGTACCCGCAGCGGTCTTAACAATTATGCTTTGCCCACCGGTCGTGTTGTTCTGGATTATGTATGGCTTCTCAATACTTGGTACCACAAGGTTGCGAGTGGCGCTGATGGTCCCTGTGACGTTCAGGACGTAGTTACGAGCAACTTGGCTGGCATAGGTGTCCGTCCACGGCAGGGTGTAGTCGCTATCTGTGGGAAACGTAGCGGTAGCCCGGCCAACAATCGCCTCTTCCAATGCCACGGTTAGGTTTGAGTTGGTAATCGTACCCCACGTACCGTCTTCGGTACCGTCGGTGATACTCGCAATTTTTAGACTTGAATAGGTAACTGCCACGTTTTACTCCTTTATCTATGCCGCCACGTCGATCTCGACCCAGTTAGAGTCCTGGTAATCATTAATTAGTGTCCAACCGCCAAAGCGTACCGTACCCACTGCACCGGTACCACCCACGCCCGTAACTGACTCG